GTTTTATCTGATCTTGATTTAGATTGGGGACAGCTTGACGAGCATATAAAACCAAGTGTTAATCCTTTTAAGGTGGGATCAATTGGAGGTAGCACACATGACATGGGAACACCTGGAATAAACTGGAATCAAAGCGGTTATACTAGTGGTAATTATTATGATGGCGACAACGTAACTGATGATGCCCGTAATACTCCATGGAAATTTGCTAGTGAACAGTTTGGGGACGGTAGTGGACCCAACCTTGCACAAGAAGGAATGACAACTGTAGGATATGAAGGTAGCCCGGCTATTTATCCATTTTTTAGTAACTTATCTCAAAATAGAGCTGGTAATGTCACTGACGAAGCTAGAGGGGAAAATCGGTTATTAACTAAAAACTTTAACTCTTTACCAAGAGGAATTACAAACAGAGCTAATGTGAGAGACGCTTTTAGTACTTATGTTAATAGAAACACAATGAGTCCTGGAGAACTATTTAGTTGGGATAGATCAGCGGCTAGACCTGGTACAAGTTTTGGATTTAGTGATCAATTTAAAACTCAATACCCATCGATGTTAGCAGGAGGTCAATACGGATCTTCTGGTCCTGACACTTATGACTTAGACACCAACATGTTTAAAAACGCACTTAGTTCTTCTAAATTTAGAGGTAATACTAGTGGTCTTACAAATACATTGGGTAATGCTTTGAGTGCAAATGTAGATAATCCAGTAGATATAATGACTAAGATGGTAAATGACGGAAATATGTCTAGACAGCAAGCACAGCAATATTTAGCCGCTTTAAGAGCCAACACGTATAGTGGACGAATTGAATAAGATGTCAAAAAAGAAGTTTAAAGATACTACCGTTGGGCAGTTGTTATTTGGTGCAGCTTCTGTTATTAATCCTACATTAGGAAATATATTACAAGGAGTTACATCACCTAAAGACGCTATAGCAGCAATTACTAAATCTGATGTTTCTTTAGATGATAAAATTAAATTACAACAATTAATATACGAACAACAGAATAAAGAAATAGAGTCTATTACTTCAAGATGGAAGGCGGATTCTATGTCGGATTCATGGATGTCTAAAAACGTACGTCCATTAGTTTTAGTATGGTGTATTGTTGTATTTTCTTTTGCAGGTATACTTGATAGTGTAGAAAGCATACCATTTCATATAAATAGTACATGGAATGATACTTTCGAGAAGGTCATGATGGCCGTCGTCTTAGCCTATTTTGGTGGACGCACGACAGAAAAGGCGACAAGTATGTTTAAAAAGTAAAAATGCTTAAAAATAAGTGATTATATTTAAGTATAATTAAATTAAATTAAATAAAATGAAAAAAATACTTTTAAGTATAACTATGCTTGTTACTATAGTTATACAAAGTCAAACATTAGAAGAAAATCTTCCAGGGATATATTCTAGTACTAAAAACTTTGAACAGAAAACTCATATAGTTATCCTATATGATAAAGAAGCTCATTATTATGGAGAAGAAAATTGGACAATTTTTAGTCTCAATTTAAAAGAAGGTCATTTTAAACGACAAGCTATAATTGAAATTACTCCAAAATTTATAAAAACACGTTTATCATTTAAACCTCATGTAAATTATGAGGATATAATAACTTATAGTTTACAAGGAACAACTATGTATGCTAAATTTGAAGGATATGGTACTGAAATATATCGCTTCGAGAAATATAAAATAATTAAAAATTAAATCAAATAAAATGAAAGAAGAAACTAAAAAAATTACAGAAGAAGAACTAACTAATATTTATAATGTACAGAATGCATTAAATCAAGCAGTTAGTCAAATTGGGATGTTAGAAACTGAAAAACACGCGGTATTACACCAAGTGGCGGGATTAAATCAAGATCAAGAAAAAATTAAAAAAGAATTAGAAGATAAGTATGGTTCTATTAATATTGATTTAAAAGATGGGTCTTACACGGTAATAGAAGACGAAGTAGTAGAAGAAAAATAAAATGAATAATGTAATACGTAAGATCAGTATAGGTGCTGATTATAAAAATGACGCCATGCATTATTCTGTAGGACAACAAGTTTACGGAGGGCATGAAATATCTCATATATTATATAATGAAGAAGATAGATCTTACAATATTCATATAAAGAAAAACAATGAGGTATTACCTTGGAAGAAATTTAATTCTCACATGGCAATATCTATTGAATATGATTTAGAATACTAATGAAAAGTTTATATGATTTTATTATTAAACCTTTAGGAGAAAGATATAATAATAAAAAACAAATTGGAGATACCGAATTAATTTTAAACAATAAAATTGAAACTTGGAAATTTATAAATAAATTTGCAACTGTAGTAGAAGTTCCATTAAATATTAAAACACCTATAAAAGTAGGTGATATATTAGCCGTTCATCATAATATATTTAGAAGATTTTATGATATAAGAGGAAATGCTAAAAATAGTAGAAGTTATTTTAAAGATAATCTATATTTTGCCTCTTTAGATCAGGTATATCTTTATAAAAGAAAAGATAAATGGATGTCATTTGAAGATAGATGTTTTGTAAAACCTATTAAAAATGAAAACTCTCTAACTAAAGATAAAGAAGTTTATTGTACTGGTATACTAAAAATAGGTAACGATCGTTTAGAAGCACTTAAAATCAACCCAGGAGACAAGGTAGGGTTTAAACCCTTAAGAGAATGGGAGTTTTATATTGATGAGGAACGATTATATTGTATGAAATCAAATGATATTATTATAAAGTATGAACACAAAGGAAACGAAGAAGAATATAATCCAAGCTGGGCGCGTAGCAGTTAAAGAGTTAATTAAAGTTGCTAAAGAACCCATTATAGATTTTGGACCTGACATTTCCGCAGATAGATTAAAAAATGCTGCAGCTACAAAAAAATTAGCTATATTTGATGCTTTTGAAATATTAAATAGAATAGAAGAAGAAAAGAATCTATTAGAAGATAAACCTAAAGTAGAAGAAAAAAAAGAAAAATCTTTTAAAGGGTTTGCAGAAGGGAGATCTAAATAATGTATAAGCAAGAATTATATAAAATTTTACCTAACTATGTTAAGACTAAAGTTCTTCAAAGAAATAATAGGTATAAAAAATGGGAGTATGGTTATAACGAGGAACACGATTTCGTAGTAATCAGTAAATCTGGAATGATTGGAGATGTATATGAAATACAAGGTTTAAAAATAGCACTCCCTAAAATGCCTAAAGAAATAAAAAAATTTGAAACAGGAAGATGGACGAGAACTCCATTACCTAAAGTTTTAAGTAAAATTAAAAGCGTATTTGAATGGGATAAATATCCTGAAGATTTTAAAGAAAAATGGTACGATTTTATTGATGCGGAGTTTATTAAACGTGAAGAAGGTTTTTGGTTTTATAATCAAAGTAAAACTATTTACTTAACAGGTACTCATTATATGTACCTACAATGGAGTAAGATTGATGTTGGACCACCAGATTTTAGAGAAGCTAATAGATTATTCTTTATATTTTGGGAAGCATGTAAGGCCGATGATAGGTGTTATGGAATGTGTTATTTAAAAAATAGACGTTCTGGATTCTCTTTTATGGCCTCAGGTGAGGTTGTTAATCTAGCTACTATCTCAAGTGATTCACGATATGGAATATTATCTAAAACTGGACCAGATGCTAAAACTATGTTTACTGACAAGGTTGTACCTATATCAGTAAATTATCCCTTCTTTTTTAAACCTATTCAAGATGGTATGGATAGACCTAAAACAGAATTAGCGTATAGAGTACCAGCTTCTAAATTTACTAGAAGAAAGATTATAACAGGCGAAGTAGCCGCTGAATTACAAGGATTAGATACTACTATAGACTGGAAAAATACCGGAGATAATAGTTATGATGGTGAAAAATTAAAATTACTAGTTCATGATGAAAGTGGTAAATGGGAGAGGCCTAACAATATTTTAAATAATTGGAGGGTTACTAAAACTTGTTTACGATTAGGATCTAGAATTATTGGTAAATGCATGATGGGAAGTACTTCAAACGCGTTAGATAAAGGTGGTAATAATTTTAAAAAATTATATGAAAGCTCAGATGTTACAAAAAGAAACGCCAACGGACAGACTCGCTCAGGATTATATAGTTTGTTCATACCTATGGAATGGAACTACGAAGGATACATTAATGCTTATGGCATACCTGTATTCGAAACACCCAAAAGTCCAGATGAAGATCCCCATGGACAAAAAATTAGAATTGGAGTTTTAGATTATTGGAAAAATGAAGTAGATGGTTTAAGTGATGATCAAGATGCTTTAAACGAATTTTATAGACAGTTTCCAAGAACTACTAAACATGCTTTTAGAGATGAATCGAAAAACTCTTTATTTAATTTAACTAAAATATATCAACAAATTGATTGGAATGCTGATATTAAACATAGTCACGTTATTACTCAAGGTTCGTTCCAATGGACAGGAGGAATAAAAGATACAGAAGTAATATTTGTGCCAAATAAAAGTGGTAGATTCTTTGTTTCTTGGGTTCCACCTCAAAGATTACAAAATAATGTAATAAAAAAATTAGGTAAAAAATATCCAGGTAATGAAAATTTAGGTGCGTTTGGTTGTGATAGTTATGATATTTCTGGGACAGTTGACGGAAGAGGATCCAATGGTTCTTTACATGGATTAACAAAGTTTAGTATGGAAGATATGCCACCTAATCATTTCTTCTTAGAATATATTGCTAGACCCCAAACAGCAGAGATGTTTTTTGAAGATGTATTAATGGCTTGTATATTTTATGGAATGCCTATACTAGCAGAAAATAACAAACCTAGACTTCTATATCACTTTAAAAGAAGAGGATATAGAGGTTTTGCAATGAATAGACCTGATAAAATTTATAATAAATTATCAGTTACTGAAAGAGAAATAGGTGGAATACCTAATTCAAGTGAAGATATTAAACAAGCCCACGCAGCTGCAATAGAAAGTTATATTGAAGATTATATAGGGTTAAAAGAAGATAGTACGTACGGTGATATGTATCATCAAAGAACCTTAGAAGATTGGGCTAAATTTAATATTAATAATAGAACAACACATGATGCCTCTATTAGTTCAGGATTAGCTATTATGGCTTGTAATAAAAACAAGTATCGTCCTGTACCTAAACTTATATTACAAGATATTGATTTAGGAATAAAAAAATTCGATAATAGTGGAACAGTATCAAAAATTATACAATAAATGAAAGTAAATTATAATACTAATAGCATTTTTCCTAGCCAAGTAGTTAGTGATCAAGAGAAAGATAGTTGGGAGTATGGAGCAGAAGTTGCTCGTGCTATCGAACAAGAATGGTTTTCTCAAGGTAGAACTAATGGTAATAGGTATTTGACTACGTGGAATAATTATAATTACTTAAGATTATATGCGCGCGGAGAGCAATCTATACAAAAATATAAAGATGAACTATCTATTAATGGTGATTTATCTTATCTTAATTTAGATTGGAAACCAGTACCTATTATTTCTAAGTTTGTGGATATTTTAGTAAATGGGATTTCTAATAAAGATTACGATATATCAGCTTTTGCTCAAGATCCTCAATCTTTAAACAAAAGAACTGATTACGCTCAAGCTATTGCTACTGATATGTTTGCAAGAGATATAATTAAACAAGCTCAAGGAAAATTAGGAGTAAATTTATCTCAAACCAGTATTCCAGAAAATAATCTTCCTCAAACAGCTGAAGAATTAGAACTTCATATGCAATTAAGTTATAAGCAAGGAGTTGAAATAGCAGAAGAAGAAGCGATTAATCAAGTATTGGATCAAAATAAATGGGAATTAACTAAGAGAAGAATTAATTATGATTTAGTTACTTGTGGAATTGGTGCAGTTAAAACTAATTTTAATACTTCTAATGGTATTACTATAGACTATGTTGACCCAGCAAGAATGATATATTCTTATACAGAAGATCCAAATTTTGAAGATGTATATTACGTAGGAGAAGTAAAATCTATTACTATCCCAGAATTAAAGAAACAATTTCCAGGTATTCCAGAACCAGAATTAGAAAAAATTCAAGCAACTAAAGGTAATAGAAATTATCTTTATGGGTATGGAGATTATGATCAAAATACTGTACAGATATTATATTTTGAATATAAAACTTATAGAAATCAAGTTTTTAAAATAAAGAAAACTGAGAATGGTTTAGAAAAAGCATTAGAAAAACCTGATACTTTTAATCCTCCAGCTAATGATATGTTTGAAAGAGTAGGGAGAAGTATTGAGGTTTTATATACTGGAGTTAAGGTATTAGGAACAGATACAATGATTGATTGGGGATTAGCAGAGAACATGTCAAGACCTATGGCAGATACTACTAAAGTAGAAATGAATTATGCTATTTGTGCGCCTCGTATGTATAAAGGTAGAATCGAATCTATTGTGAGTAGAATAACTGGTTTTGCTGATATGATACAGTTAACTCATTTAAAACTTCAACAAGTATTATCTAGAATGGTTCCAGATGGAGTATTCTTAGACATGGACGGTTTAGCTGAAGTTGATTTAGGTAATGGTACAAATTACAATCCAGCCGAAGCTTTGAACATGTATTTCCAAACCGGTTCTGTTGTAGGTAGATCATTAACTCAAGATGGAGAATTAAATAGAGGAAAAATTCCTGTTCAAGAATTAACCTCTTCAGCAGGACAAGCTAAAATTCAAGCGTTAATCCAGACTTATAATTATTATGTTCAAATGATAAGAGATGTAACCGGATTAAATGAAGCGAGAGATGGTACTTTACCTGATAGAGATACTCTAGTTGGATTACAAAAAATAGCAGCAGAGCAATCTAATATTGCAACTAAACATGTTAACAATGCAAGTTTATTTTTAACCTTAAGAGTTTGTGAAAATATTTCTAAAAAGATAGCGGATGTATTAGAGTATCCATTAACAGCAAACGCATTAAGAGAGAGTATATCTTTATTTAATGTAGAAACTTTAAGAGAAATAGATAATTTAAATTTACATGATTTTGGTATTTTCTTAGAATTAGAACCAGATGAAGAAGAAAAACAACAGTTAGAACAAAACATTCAAGTTGCTTTGCAATCAGGTGGAATTGATTTAGAAGATGCTATTGATATAAGACAAATTAGAAATTTAAAATTAGCTAATCAATTATTAAAGCAAAAACGTAAAAGAAAACTTCAAAGAGAAGAACAATTACAACAACAAAATATTAAAGCTCAAGCTGATGCTAATGCTCAAGCTCAACAACAAGCGGCAGAAGCTGAAGCTCAAAAACAACAAGTAATTACCCAAAGTAATTTAGAGTTAGAACAAGGAAAATCTCAATTTGAAATTGAACGTATGCGAACGGAAGCTCAAATTAAAAGAGAATTAATGGCTGAAGAATTTAACTATCAAGTTCAATTAGAACAATTAAAGATGCAAGCTGAATCACAGAAAGAAGGTCAAATTGAAGATAGAAAAGATAAAAGAGTAAAATTACAGGGTACACAACAAAGTCAAATGATAGATCAAAGAAAAAACAATTTATTACCTATCAATTTTGAAACAGAAAATACTACTTCTCCTTTAGGGATGTAGTAATATTAATAACTATTTAATTATATTTTATGGCAAAAGATGCACAAAACGTCGCAGTAGACGTAAAACAAGAAGGTGACTTTAAAATAAAGTCTAAACCTAAAAAACCTAAACAATTAGTTGCGAGAGATAAAGAAGTAGCTAAAATAGATTTTAACAAACCTGAAGCTCAGGGCGATATAGATCCCGCTGTAGTTAAGGTAGATTTAACACAAACAACAAAAGAAGATGCCGTTCAAACACAAGAGACAAATGTGGGCGATGTTATTGTCGAAAAGCAACAAGACGCGCCAGACAGCAAAGAAGTGGCTGAAACTGTACGGGAAACCGAAGAAAAAGTAACTCCTAAGGTTGTTGAAATAATTGAAGAAGTAACAGAACAACCGTTAGAACAAGCGGATAATGTAGTTACAGATGAAGTTTCTCCTCCTAAACTACCTGAAAACGTAGATAAACTAGTTAAGTTTATGGATGAAACTGGAGGAACAGTTGAAGATTATGTTAAATTAAATAAAGATTATTCTACCTTAGAGGATAATGCTTTATTAAAAGAATACTATACTCAAACTAAACCACATTTATCATCAGAAGAAGTTGATTTCATGATTGATGATAGATTTGAAGTAGATGAAGAGATAGATGAACAAAAAGATATACGTAGAAAAAACCTAGCTTATAAAGAAGCGGTGGCTGATGCTAAAAAAGATTTAGAAAAACTTAAATCTCAGTATTATGCAGATATAAAAAACCGTCCTGGAATTAATCCAGATCAACAAAAAGCAATGGAATTTTTTAATCGTTACAATAAACAGCAAGAAGTTGCTAAAAGTGCTCAAGCAGATTTTAAACAAAAAACTAGCCAGTTATTTTCCGAAGAATTCAAAGGTTTTGATTATAAAGTAGGAGAAAAACAATTTAGATATAAAGTTCAAGATCCTAAAAGCACTGCTCAAAAACAGAATGATATTAACAATTTTATATCTACATTTGTGGATAAAAATGGTAAAGTTCAGGATGCTGCTGGGTACCATAAAGCTCTTCATGCTGCGATGAATGCTGATAAATTAGCGCAACACTTTTATGAACAAGGAAAAGCTGATGGGGTAAAAGACATCATTAAGCAATCCAAGAACCCAGCTACAGAAACACCGAGGCAAGTTGCAAGTGGGGACGTTTATGTAGGAGGAATAAAAGTAAAATCAATAAGTGGCGCTGATTCTTCAAAATTAAAAATTAGAAAAAGAAAGTTTAATAATTAAAATTTAGAAAAATGGCTTTAACCCCACAATTTGGTACTATTGTACCAAGTCAAGTGCAGGAAATTCTAAGCTCAAACTATTTACAATGGACTAATGCGGCAGGTGCTAACTTTGCGGATTTCGCTCAGCAATACCTACCGGAGATCTATGAACAAGAAGTTGAACGTTATGGAAACAGAACGTTATCAGGCTTTTTAAGAATGGTTGGTGCAGAACTTCCTATGACAAGTGACCAAGTAATCTGGTCAGAACAAAATAGATTACATATTGCTTATGATGGCTGTGCGCTTTTAGGTGCTAATGTTATCGACCTTAACCCAGGTGCTGTTGCAGGCGTGAATAACGTAGTTTCTGTAGGTGCAACTGTTGTTGTTATGGACGATTTCGGTGCTGAAGTAAAATGCTGGGTAAGTGTATCAGACCCTGGGAACGCTGTTCCTGCAACTGCTAGACAGATTACTGCTCTACCTTATACTGCTGCGACTATCGCTGCGGCTGGTTTAGTTGGTGCTGTAAAAGTATTTGTTTACGGTTCTGATTATGTGAAAGGTTCTACAACTCCTAACTATAACGCTGCTACAGCTACTACTGGTTATGTAAGTGTTGATCCTTCTTTCACGCAATTTCATAACAACCCTCTTATTATCAGAAATAAATACGTTGTAAACGGTTCTGATATGGCTCAGATCGGTTGGGTAGAAGTTGCTACTGAAGACGGAACAGGTGGATATCTATGGTATCTTAAAGCTGAGTCTGAAACAAGACTTAGATTTGAGGATTACCTAGAAATGTCTGTCGTTGAAGGTGAATTATCAGCTGCTGGTTCTGCCGTTGCTGGTTTAGGTACTGTAATAGGTACTGAAGGTCTATTTGCTGCTATTCAAAATGGTGGTAATATAATGGTAGGATTCAGTCCTGCAACAGGTATTACTGATTTTGATGACATCCTAAGAAACTTAGATACTCAGGGTGCTATCGAAGAAAACATGTTATTCTTAAACAGAGCTACAGATTTAGCTTTTGATGATATGTTGGCTGGTATATCTGCTGGAGCTGCTGGTGGTACTGCTTACGGACTATTTGAAAACTCAGAAGAAATGGCTTTAAACTTAGGTTTTAGTGGTTTCAGAAGAGGTTCTTATGATTTCTATAAAACAAGCTGGAAATACCTTAATGACGCTTCTACAAGAGGTGGAATGACTGGGCCTGCTTCTATAGAAGGAGTATTAGTTCCTGCAGGTACAACTACTGTTTATGATCAAATTCTTGGTACTAACATTAGACGTCCTTTCTTACACGTAAGATATAGAGCGTCTCAAGGTGACGACAGAAGAATGAAATCTTGGTTAACAGGTTCTGCTGGTGGAGCTTTCACTAGTGATCTTGATGCAATGGAAGTAAACTTCCTTTCAGAAAGATGTCTTGTTACTCAAGCAAGAAACAATTTTGTTTTATTCCAAGGAGTATAACATTTGTTAATAAGGTAAGGGTGCTTCGGCACCCAATACCTTTATTTTTAACTATTTAATTATATTATATTATGGCAAAAAAAGAAAAACAAGAAGAGGTTGTAGTAGAAGAACCACAAGTGGTTGCTACACCTGTTACAAAAGTACCAACTAAGAAAAAAGATAGTTGGGAAATAAAAGATAGACAATACTATTTAATCGGAGATAAAGAACCTTTAACATTTACTATACCGGCTAGGCATAGTAGAAGGCATCCTTTATTATGGTTTGACCCTGAGACTAGTACACAACGAGAAATACGTTATGCAACTAATCAAAATTCATGTTTTGTTGATGAACAAAAAGGTGAAGCTACCTTAGGACACATAACATTTAGAGATGGCGTATTAGCTATTCCTAAAGCCCAACAGGCATTACAAAAACTATTATCCTTATACCACCCAATGTTAGGTAGAAAGTATGATGAAAGAAAACCTGTTGAAGCAGCAATGAGTGATTTAGAGTATTTAGAAATAGAAATAGATGCTTTAACTGCAGCAAGAAACATGGATGTAGAACAAAGAGAAGCTATTTTAAGAGTAGAAATTGGTTCTAAAGTAAATTCTTTAAGTTCCTCTGAGATTAGAAGAGATGTTATGAGATTAGCAAAAATGAATCCATCTTTGTTTTTAGCATTAGCATCTGATGAAAATGTTATGTTAAGAAATTTTGCGATTACCGCAACAGAACAAGGCATAATTAAAATATCTCAAGACAACAAGAGTGTTTTATGGGCAAGTAATGATAGGAAGTTAATGACAATTCCTTTTGATGAAAATGCTTATTCAGCTTTAGCTTCATGGTTTAAAACCGATGAAGGTATGGAAGTTTATAGGTCTATCGAAAAAAGACTAAATAAATAATAATATAAGGGGCGGATACGTCCGCCTCTATATTAAATTAAGATCAATATAATGGCAGTAAACGTAGATATAGTTTATAAAACGGTTTTATTAATATTAAACCAACAACAAAGAGGATATATTACTCCTGATGAATTTAATAAAGTTGCTACGCAAGTACAACTTACTATGTTTGAAGCCTACGCAGGAGATCTAAATCAACAGTATAGAAAAGAAGAAAATGATACTGAGTATGGTGATATATTAAAAAATATAGAACAACAGCTAGAGATTTTTCAAATGATTGGCCCTGCTACATTTAACACTGATCATTTTACAGTTCCAACAATAGCTACCCTTCCTTCATTTTCTCAAACATTTGTAGGAAATCCTCCTATAGACGGTGTTAATACCGTGTTTAATGTAACTACATGGACTGTAGCTGAATCTCAATCAGCTCAGGTTAAAGTATTTTTAAATGGAGTATTACAAGTAGAAGGAGTAGATTACACATGGAGCTCTAATAACAATATTTTAGTAATGACAGTAGCTCCAATAATTGGAGATACTTTATTAATACAACTATTTCCTTCTAATTTTTATAGATTAGGAACAGTGATTTTTACTGATAGTTATAATAGAAGTCATCCCGCAGAATATACCCAACGAAATGAGATAACACAATTATTACTTTCCCCGTTAACTCAACCTAATGAAAAATTTCCTTTATATTTATATGAAGATGAAAAACTTTACTTGTATCCATCTACGATACAAAATGGGGTAACTGTGTCTTATTTAAGAAAACCTAATAATGTAGTATGGAACTATACTACAGGAGCACAAGGACAATATGTTTATAGCCCAACTAGTTCACAAGATTTTGAATTAGATGTATCTGAACAAGTAGAAATTATTACTAGAGTATTAGCTTATTCTGGGGTAATAATTCAAGATCCAACTATAATACAAGTAGCTTCACAAGCTGTAGCTGCAGAAGAAACTAACGAAAAAAGTTAATAAAATATGGCAATTCCAGATGGTGGATTAATCACCGAAACTAATCAACAATATTACGCGGGTGCGCAGGGATTTGTAATAGAATCAGTAGGAGGAGAAAGTACATGGACGTTTACGTTTGATACAGATTTAATTTTAGGGAGTTGGGATCCTACAGCGGTGGATTACGCATTAAATAATTTTAAATTATACACTAGTCCTGACGGAATAAATTATACAGAATATATAACTCAATTTACTTTAATAGGTAACACTATAACTTTAGGAACTCCTGCGGTTCCTATAATATTACCACAAAATAATGTTGTAGTGGTTCAATTAAAAATGTTAGATGGAGGAAATTATGGACTTAGAGACGCTTATGGAGTTACTACTGAACAAAACTATGGAGAATATGCTTATTTAACACTAGAAGATGTAGTAAACAATTTTATGGTAGCATATGTAGGCCATCAGAAATTAATTCCTAATGTAAAAAGAAGTGATATTATATTTCATGCTAAAAGATGTTTACAAGAATTTAGTTATGATACTTTAAAAAGCATAGAATCTCAAGAACTTACTATTCCACCAAGTTTAAGTGTAGTATTACCTCAAGACTATGTTAATTACGTAAGAGTGTCTTGGATAGATCAATTAGGAGTGCAAAGAATAATATATCCTGCTAATAACCTAACAACCAATCCTTATGAAACTCCAGTTCAAGATGCAGAAGGAGTACCTACTCAAGATAATTTTGGAGATAATTTAGAAGGAACTTCTTTAATAGAAGAAAGATGGCGTACAGCAAACACTAATTTAATAAACCAAGACTTTAACTGGAATTTATATAATGCTGGAGCTGATTGGGCTGGTTATGGTTGGGGTTATGGGGGTTACTGGTACTGGGGTCAACAGTATGGATCAGTACCTGAATATGCTCAATACAATGGTTGGTTTACTCTAAATGCTAGAGAAGGTAAAATGTCTTTTTCTAGTAATTTAATAGGAAGATTAATAGTATTAGAATACATATCAGATGGATTAGCTTATGATTTAGATAGTCAAGTTCCTAAACTTGCAGAAGCAGCAATTTATGCTTATATAAATCACGCGGTATTAGCTACTAGAAGAAATGTTCAAGAATATATAGTACAGAGATACAAAAAAGAGGCGAGTGCTAAATTAAGAAATGCAAAAATAAGATTATCTAATATTAAACTTGATGAAATAGTTCAGGTTATGAGAGGAAAATCTAAATGGTTAAAACATTAAACTATGCCAGAAATAAGGAATAATTTTATAAAATCCAAGATGAATAAAGACTTGGATGATAGATTAATACCGAATGGCGAATACAGAGATGCTAATAATCTACAAATAAGTAGATCAGAAGGATCCAGTGTTGGTGAATTTGAGAATATTCCTGGAAATCAGTTAATGGTAAATGGATTAGGAACAGCTTATTTAAATACTGGATATGATAATGGTAATGTAGCACCTAATTTAGGATTAGGATATACAGGTAAAGTAATAGGACAATACACGAATGAAACTACTGGTGAAATATATGTGTTTAGTACTGGTTATACAGGAACTGATCAACAACCTAGAGATATTGTAGCGTATAGTGGTTCGGCTCTACAAAGTGGTACTACTATTACTTTATGGACAGAGGGTCCTGGAGGTTTACAATTAAACCCACAAGTATTGGGTATTGAAGTAGGAATGTTAGTTCAAGGGTGTGAATGGCTTGGAAATCCTCCTGATAATGATCCATTAGTAATTGAGGTAAATCCTACTAATATAGTAATAAGTCAATCTATTGCATTAAATGGTGGAGCTTTTACTGGGCCTGGAGATAAATTGGTTATAGGATGGGCTAATACTATACATCGTTATAGTGTTGAAGATGAGTTATTAACATTGTTGGTAAGAGGAAGTTGGTTAAATTTTAGTCAACAAAATCGTATTTATGGAATTAATTTATTAGAAGATTTATTATTTTGGACAGATAATAGAAATCAACCTAGAAGAATCAATGTAAGCTCTGCTAATCCTAATAATATAGCGTGTCCTAATTATTATACAAATGAAGATCAAATTTCAGTGTGTAAATATTATCCTTATGAAGTTCCTTTATTATTAGATCAAAATATATTAGAAATTACCGCAGGAGCTCAATCTACATTAAGAGGTTATACTCTCACCATGGCAGATACTACTGGTATACAAGTGGGAGATATTGTAACTGGTTTTCCAGGTCAATTAGCTCAAGAATTATGGGAGGTTATTTTAATTGATCCAAATGTTTCAGTTACTATTTACAATAACTTTAAAGATGGTAGTGTTGCGCAAACTCCAGGTACATATGTAAGTCCTAGTACTATAGATATTACTTTCTCTAGAACTACCATGGAAAATGCTAGTGAGAGGTTAGAAGAAAATGGATTTAATACTACTTTTGATGGAGCTACAGCTGTAGGAGTTATAGCAGCTGGTACTCCTATTGTTTTATATTATCCTTATATAAATACAATTGCAGATCCTAGTCCTCAATACACACCTAAAGTAGGAGATTTAGTTACTAGTATAGATGCTTCAATTACTATAGCTGATGATGTAAGAATATTCGCTATTGATGCTATTACTCCGGGTACTAGTATAACTATACAATTAACTAAAGATATAACTACAACCGCAGTAGGAACTGGTGGTGATGATATTAGTGTTAGTGCAAATCCTAATTTTGATAATAGTTTTACTGGTGATCCAGATTTTATAGAAGATAAATTTATAAGATTTAGTTATAGATTTAAATTTGCAGACAATGAATATTCACTATCTGCTCCTTTTACTCAAATATGTTTTATACCTAAACAAAATGGTCTTTTTGGAGGTGGTCCTAACGAAAGTACTCAAGATATGGTAGACTCTTATACGAGTACAATTGTGCAGTGGTTTGAAAATAGAGTAGATCAAGTAGCTTTAAAAATTCCTTTACCTGATGATGGATTAAATTCTACTGAAGCATTAGCGGCTTTAAGAGATAATTATCAAATAGATAGTATAGAAATTTTATATAAAGAATCTGATGGATTATCTACTAAAATATTAGAATCTATAGATACTAGTGCAATTTCAATAGGAGAAATTACTAGTATACCTTCTATTTCTACTACTCAATGGTATTATACTTTTGATTATAAATCTATAAAACCATTTAAAACTCTTCCTTCTAATCAAGATACTAGAGTTTATGATAAAGTACCAGTAAAAGCTTTAGCTCAAGAAATTATTGGAAGTAGAATTACTTATGGAAATTATACCCAAAATCATACTCCTCCCAGTACTTTAGATTATCAAGTAACTTACAATGATAAGTCTTTAAACTTTAATAATTATGCTCAATATCCTAATCACACCGTTAAGCAAAATAGAAATTATCAAGTAGGATGGGTATTAGCAGATAGATATGGAAGACAATCAAGTGTTATATTATCTAAAAATGATGATGATCCTACTAAAAATGGTTCTACTATTTATGTTCCTTATAAAGAATGGGAAGAAGTTAATAATCCTATTAGTGATGTAATTACTTATAAATGGTTGGGTAGTGTATTAAGAGTGGTTGTAGATAATGGTATAACTCAAGTTACCAAGAATGAACAAACTGGAGAACCAGGATTATATAAGTCTTATAAAAATACTAGCATAGATTCTTTCACTATTGATAGTGCAGGAACATTATACACTTTAGGAGATGTATGTGGGGTGGTTTATCCCGCTGGAGATTTAGGTTTGGGACAAAACTTTAGTTTTGAAGTTACTCAAATAGATGCTGGTGGAGGAATAACAGGTGGAAAAATTTTAGATGGTGGATTTGGTTATGCTACAGGACAGCGCTTAGATGTGACTGGAGGTACAGGTAGTGGAGCGCAAATTGAAGTAATTGTTAATCCAGTTAACGTATTAGGTTGGGGATCGTATAAATTTGTAGTAAAACAACAAGAACAAGAATATTATAATGTTTATTTACCTGGTTTTGTATCTGGTTATCCCGTAACAAGCGTTATTGATAGAGGAAGAGTAGCTTTTTCTATTTTGTTAAGTGATAATATAAATAAAGTCCCAAGAGATTTAAATGAAGTAGGACCTTTACAAAATGAATTTTCTGCTTCTGTTAAGTTATTTGGAAGAGTAAATAATCCTTCTGTTATTGCTAAACAATTACCAACGGTACAATATTATAATTCTAGACTTAATCCGTGGAATACTCAATATTTCCCGGGTAGAAAACCAGATGAAGTTACAACTATAGGCTCAGTAGGTTCAGGTGGTTTAGAATTAGCAAATTCTCCCTTTGATCCTAATGCTACTAAAGGAGAATTTAATAACGTTAGTAGAGTGTTTGATAACGCTGGTGCACCTGTAGTTACATTTCCTCAAATTCCTTGGGGACCTGCTGGAGCGGAACAAAGTTTTTATAATGTAGAACAAAATCCTTTATGTGCTGGTCTTAAAGTAGGGGCGGAAGAACCTCAACCTCAATTAACAGAACCAACCTCCCCAGTATTGAATACCTTAGGCGCATATGTTACTAATCAAGGATATCCTACAGTTTTAGGAGGTGCTACTGCGTGTATGGTACCTTATTTAAGCGTGTCAGAAACAGAACCCGTAGAAAGTTTAATAGATATATTCTGGGAAACTACTACTACAGGTAATTTAGTATTTTTAAATGATCAAGTGTTAGATGAATATGCAGGTGTTTTAAGTTCTACCTCAACTATGGGAGTAGTAGCTGAAGATAATGTAATAGGTTTTAAAACTAATACTGATTTTAAATTTACTGATTCTTCAGGTAATTGGATAACTTTAGATGGTCCTGCAGGAGTAGGAGCAGTAATTACCGAGATATTAGATAATAATGGAAATGATGTTACTACACCTACACCTCCATTTGTTTTAGTAGATACTCCAGCTGGAACCCCTAATAGAGATTTTGATATAGAAACTAATCAAGAATTTTGGTATGGAACACCTTCAGGTACAAAAGCAGATTCATGGACAATTTCTTTTAGAACTACATCTGGAGCAGGTTTATATGTAGATGATTTAAATAATCTAACCACTATTACTTTAACAAATATAGCGCCTGTAGTAGATCAAGCTGGACCTCCAGCTGCAGGATTTTATAGTGCTTTAGATCCTACAACTAGACAAGCAGGTGGATCTTCTAATATAGGTTTTATAATAGGTAATACTAATATTGGGACATTTATTGGACAAAACGGTTCTATAGATTTAGTTAATAATACAGCAGAATTATGTTGGACTCTTGCTACCACATCAGCTCCAGTGGGCTCTACAGCGGTATTTAGTATAGACCCTTATACAGGTGTGGTTACTATAACGGGTGGTTCTTTAATAAACGGCACTTATACAATTGAAGCTACGTTAACCGATGCTTCTATAACGTGTGTATCTAGTCCTAATAGTTTATCTACCAGTATAGATGTAGATATAGTTGTGGGTATACCTGATACAGAACAAGCAATATGTTATGGACCTACAAGTGCAATGGCAGGGTTAGATACTACATGTAGTTCAGGTACTGGTTTACCTTTAGAAGTATTCTTTGGAGCAAGTAATTTTGTAAATAATGCTACACTAAGTGGAAGTGATTCTTATTTTGGTACATTACCAGCACCAGCTGGAAGTGGTATTACTAGTTACCCTGTGACAGGAGGAGCAGGAATAAGATATTATAATGTATTAACAGAAGCTATAGCGGGTTGGTTAGCTCCAACTTATTGTTTTCCAGACCCACCACCAGCTTTTAGTAATGCAGCTTTAACTCAAGGTGAATTAGTAATTACTGCTAAATTAGATAAAAACGCTACTTTATTACCAGTTGATTTTCAAACATATTATACTATTATTTACAGAACTAGTGCAGCTGCTAGTTGGCAACCTGCTATAGATAAATTTGGAGTAACAGTAGGAAGTTGGAACAACTTAACAGTAGGAGGAACAGGAGCTACAAGTTCTTTTATAACCTATCAATTTGATACTCCAGGTGAATATGTAGTAAGAAACAATGGAATATCAGGACCTGGTTGTGGAGCTTATCCGGGAGATTCACGGTTCTCGGTAGATTTTTATGACGGCACTACAGGAGCAACAGGAAGCCCATGTATAGATTGTACAGGACCGGTGTAATAATAAGTAAAAACAAGTAATAATAATATATGGCTACTACTATAGAACTATCATATTTTAACTCCTTTTGGTTAAAGAGATTGAAGAACGCTACTCAATACACTGAGCTCGATCCTCCCGCACCCGTAGGTGTTAATAGTGGAGGTACCACTAATGGTACACCAAATCCTGCAACAGGTGATGGTTATATAGATGCAAATGTATATGAAGATTGGTATATAGAAGAAGCTAGAATACGAGGAGGTTATAACAATGTATCAACAGATTATGGAATTAAAGCTTATTCAGTAGAAGATAGTCCTCAACAACAAGTGTTTACTAATAGATTAATTTATTCAGGAATATTTAATTCTCGTACAGGAATAAACAACACAAATCAATTTCCTATAGGTGAAGTTATAAGTAGAACTGTAGACCCAAGGTCAGGTAGTATACAAAAATTATATGCAGAAAATACTAATCTGTTAATATTCCAAGAAAAGAAAGTTAATAATGCTTTGATAGATAAAGACGCTATTTATACCGCGGATGGTTCTAAATTAACTACTACTGGAACTTTAGTAATAGGACAAATAACTCCTTTTCAAGGAAATTATGGAATATCTAAAAACCCAGGATCTTTTGCTATACATGGTTATAATAAATACTGGACTGATAAAGACCAATCTGCAGTGTTAAAACTAGGAGCTAGTGGTATAGAACAAATTTCTAATTTTGGAATGATAGATTATTTTAGAGATACTTTATCTCAAGATGGAGAAATAACTGGGGGATGGGATATTTATAATAAAAACTACGTTATTACTTTAGGAAATCCTCAAACCACTATAGCATATGATGAAAGAATAAACGGGTGGACTAGTTTCTTTGACTATACCCCATGGTTAACTACTAGTTGTTTAGGAAGATTTATAAGTTTTAAAAAGAATGGAATTTACCAGCACTATATAAATCCTCTATATAATAATTTTTATGGAGAACAATATAGTTCTAGTGTAACATTTGTATTTAATCCTCAACCTACAAGAATGAAAACTTTTAAAACTATTAGTTATGAAGGAAGTAATGGTTGGGAAGTACCTGTTAGTAGTTTTACAAGTGATGTAACAGGGGTAGATTCTAATCCTCAAGAGCCTATTTTAGGAAATACAAGTTATACAGATAGTGTAGAAAGAATATATAGTTATGATGAAGGATTTTATACAGATCCTGTATCACAAATAGAATATAGAGCGGGTTTTGATAGAAAACAAAACACTTATTATGCAGCTCTAAAAAATAATGGTACCGTAAGAGCTATGGAAGTAATTCCAGATGCTGCGCAAGAATCTGGTATCAAAGCATTTTATGCAACGGTGAAACTACAAACAGATAATACTACGGATCCTACCGGACCTAAAGAATTATTTGCAGTAGGTAGTAACTACAGTAATAGATAAATTATATGAAATTAAATATTAGACAACTAAAAGAATCTGATTGGGATATTTTAGTTAAATGGTGGGATACTTGGCCTAAATGGCAGAATCCTCCCAAAGAATTTTTACCAAACAATGGAACAGGTGGTTTAATGGTATACAAAGAAGACGTTTTAATAGTCGCAGGATTTTTATATTTTACTAATTCTAGTGGAGTATTATTAGAATGGATTGTATCTAACCCCGAATATAGAGATAAAGATAGAAAAGAAGCTATAGAACTCTTAATAAATACCGCAGAAGAAGTGTGTAAAAAAGAAGGGAAAAAACAAATATTTTCTATTGGTAGAAATAAAGGATTAATTGAAACACATAAAAAACTAGGTTGGACTGTTGACACAGATCCTTCTTATGAAATAATTAAAAATATAGAATAAAATGGCAGTAGTAACAGCAGTCGCAGCAACCGCGATAGCAGTTGGAGCAGGAGCCGCAGCAGCAAATAAAGCTAAAAAAGCTGCGAACGATGCAAAAACTGAAAAGCAGAGATGGGAAACTGAATTAAGTAGTTTAAAAGAAAACCGTCAAGATATCGTTAATCCTTACGCAGGAATAACTGATTTGTCAGGTTTGGCTAGTGATTTATCAGGACAAATAACAAATCCTTATAATCAACTTCAAGTTTCAACTGCTGCGGCAGAGATGCAAGCAGAAGAAGCCGATATAAGTTTGGCTAATACTTTAGATACAATGGAAGCTACTGGAATGGCAGCGGGTGGTGCTACAGCTCTAGCTATGATGGCATTGAAAAGTAAAAAAGGTATTGCTGCGAGTATTCAAGAACAAGAAGCTGGTAATGCTAAGCTTAGAGCACAAGGAGAAGCCGCAATGCAGACACAAAAAGTTGCCGCTACAACGCGTTATCAAGATCTTACTATTGGTCAAGCATCACGAGAACAAGATTTTGCTGCTAAAGGAGAGGAATATATGTTTGCTGTTGAAGAAGCTAGAACTAATGCTGATATGGCAAGAGCTGCGGGTATGATGGATGGTTATGCGGAAGCAGAAGCTAATGCTAATCTAGCAGAAACTCAAGCATGGGGACAAACTGCTCAAAGTGTTGGAAATATTGCTGGTGCTTTTTCTGATAGAAAAGGAAAACATAGCATAAAATTAATAGGAAAATCTAATAAAGGATTAAATATTTATAGTTTTGAATATATAAACAAACTATTTGGAACAGGAGTTTATCAAGGAGTCATGTCAGACGAAATTCCTTCTTATGCGGTTATAAAACATTCAGACGGTTTTGATAGAGTTGATTATTCTAAAATAGATGTTGAATTTAAGAAGTTAAGTTAAAATGGAAAACTCGTTAAAATTATTACAAGCTCACAATACTAATCAAGAAATGTTACATTCGGTTTCTGTATTAAGAAAAGCTAACATAAGCAATCTATTAATGAGGTTGAGTCTTCAATATAGAAGTTTTGTAAATGGTCCTAATACTGATAATCCTTATGAAGATCCTAAGTTGAATGAAAAAATTGTTAAAGACAAAATTAGAGAATTAGAAGAACCAGGAGGTATTTTACAAATGCAGACTATATTAAAATCTAATGCTCAAAACATGCCTCAACAGGAGATAAAGCAAATGACTCAGAAAATTGAAAGATATTGGAAGAGTTTAGATGAAATTGAAGAATTAGGAGGAGCTTTAATGGTAGCAGTAGAAGATGTTTTACCTAAAAATTTACCTATTTTTATAGCTAGTCTATCAAAGAAAAATTTTAATGGAGTAGATGAAAGAGAAATGGATTTAAGTGTGTTAATGGCTTTAGCTTGGGGAAATTGTTTTGATTATACTCCTGATGTAAAAGTAGATAAATCATATTATTATGATGATGAAGGAGAAAAAAGTGTATTTACTCAAACAGTTGCTATAAATATGTTTAGTGATATCTTTCAAAAACATTTTAAATCTCAACTTTATATAACGAATGATGTACGAGAAGGAAAAAATATAATGTTAATGCAAAATACTCCTTATTATATTGTTAAGGCAGATGTTGATTCTAATCAAATAAAAGAAGATAATTTTTTAAGTATATATATTAGTGAAAGTTTATCACCTTTTGATGTAGGAACAGCATGGACTAACGCTGGGATTGAAATAGAAGGAAATATTCAACCTCAATTCTTTTTAGGAGGAAACATGCCAACTGGTGATGAAGAAGAAGATGCTAACAACTTAGGAGATACATTTATAGAAGTTATAAAAGGCGAAGAAGATGACAAAGTTGTTCAACAAAACGAAATGAGATTTGTTAACACTGAAGCTATTAATAGTAATGTAACATATACAGGAGAGAAAAGCGGATTTTTAGAAGGATTATTTGCTGTAGGAAGTGGAAATCCTGGAATCTTATATGCTTATTCTACTAATAATTTCAAAATAGATTTACCTGCAGGATTTTTTGAACCTTTAACAGGAAGAGAATATGCTACTTATAATTCAGTTAGTCCTGTAGAAAAAGCAGGTTGGAAAGGTAATAGGTATAAAATGAGTATGATAGGTACATCTAAAACTCCTATTAGTATGTTAGATGCTCAGAAAGCATGGTTCTTTTTTCAATTAACTGAAAACAGTTTAACAAGAAAATTACAAGAAGGGTTTTCATATAGTAATCAACCCACTTTTATTAAAAGATATTTAACTTCAGATGAAGGAGATAAATTAATTATAGATCATCTTAATGAGTTTGATATGCCTATTCCAGAATTCTATAGAGTTCATTTAGGTATTAAAGAATGGCAAGCAGGAATGATAATTTATTATCAAAATATTCCGATGGAAATTGAAGAAGAAGAAGAAGAAGAATTAGCAGTAGAAGCTGACGCAGCGGCTCCAGTTTTACCACCTCCTCCAGTAATTTAAATAAAATCATATGGCTGAAAAGACCTTAGAAGAGAAAAAAGCGGCGTTACGTGCTAGGCTTGAAAAAGCTAATAAAACCGAACAAGAAATCAATGATGCACTTGCGAAGCTTGAACTAGATTTTATGTCAGAACAAGAGGTTTTAGTTGGAGTTGCTACAGATGGTGTAAAACCAGTTGTAATAGGTCCAAAAAAATCTGATGATGTAATAATTGATGGAGTAAAGTTTAAAAAAGAGGAGATTCAACAGTATCTTGACAATCCTGATTTAATTTTACAAAATGGAGGTCCTGTTGAAGATTATAATAGATGGGTTGCGGCTAATGGAGATTATCAAACTTATATTACAGGGTTACAAAATAGTGGAGTAGACATTGGATATGATCAAGGAGATATAGATGGTCCTTTAAGTGAGGTAGATGCATCAGGAGATGTACAAACCTTCGTACCGGGTACAATGGTACCTAAATCAACATCCGAAGTAGATAGAGATATTGAAAATCCAGATCTTAGTAATATTACTATTAATCCTACTGAAGACTATACTACAGAGGATAGAGATAGTAAAATAGCTGGAGAAATGTTAACTCTTACTGTAGACCAACAAATTCAAAGAGTAAATGATGCTGGTATTGATACTCCTGAGCAAAGAAATGAAAAATTAAATCTAGAGATAGCAAAAGAGCTTAAAAATACAGTAGAATCAACGGAATTTACTACTCCTAACAATATAGACTGGAGCAATGTTAAAGACGGAGAAAATTATGGTAAAAAATTATTCAATAATTTCCTTGATAACGATCCTTTTATTAGAAACATTCAAGAATCAGTTTTAAATAAAAACACAGCTCTTTTAGATGCTAAAAAAGCGGAATTAGTTAAAAAACTAGATCCTTTTATAGTTGAAGGTAAATATTTTAGGTCTTTTGATATAGGATATTGGGATAAAATAGCAGAAATAGAAAATGAATACTCTGTATTTGCTAATAAATTAATTTTAGCTGACCCCGCTTTTCAAGATAGAGTAGAAAGATGGGAAGGACAATATTCTAATATGATTAATCCTTTTATAGAAGAGGTTATAAAAAAAGAAAATAGAGAAAAAATAATAGACGAAAATAGTTTATTCAATGATGATGGGTCACCTATGGATGTTTCTGAGATGTGGGATAAAATATGGAGTGCTGAACCTGGTGCTATTAATGATTTAGGATTAGGTCTTAATTCAGATGTATTATTAGAAAATACTGTTTACAAAAGATTAAGACCTTTTGATGATGTTTTAAGAAGTTTTGGATTAGAAGCTAATCTTGAAGGCTCTATGAGATATGGTTTACAAATGTTAGGACAATTTGATAAACATATAGAAGCTTTAAAATTTAATCGAGCTGCGGATACCATGACTGATTTAAGTGATTGGGTTTTATCTCAAGAAGAACTAGATAGTATAGGCCCAGGTGAACTTCCTTTTGCCGCTGATGTTGAAGAAAGAGAATCTAAAAAACATCTTTTATTTAAAGGAGAGGATACTCCAGTATTTTACAATACTATAACAGGAGAAATTAGACCAACTCATTATCAAAATAATAAAGGAGAATGGAAAAGATTTAGTGAATTAGGTAATCCTATTCACAAAGGTAGAGATGGCGAGTGGAGAGAAATGAGATTTTATGATGCTAAAATAAATGCAGAAAAATTAATAACTAGCTTTACTGAAGATGCAGCAAAATGGTACGGACAAGTAATAGATAAAGAAGCGAAACAAGGTAATTGGGACACTAGAGAATTTACTGATTTTTGGAATGCTATTGGAAAAGGAAATCTAGTTGATGCGGCTTTATTTATACCTGAAGTTATATTAAAACAACTTCCTTATATGGTAGCAACTAGAATGACATATGGGTTGTATACTATAGCTATGGAGGGAGGAAGTATAGCGAGTGATAGATTAAGAACCAAAGCCGCAGAATCCTTAGGTGTTCCATTAGAGCAATTATCAGGAGAACAAATAATAGAGTGGATGGAGTCTAATCCAACAATGGTAGATAGGATTTTAAGTAGTAGTATGATAGCGGGAACTGCTATCGCAGGAGCAGAATATGCTTCAGCTGGATTTATATTAAAACAATCTAAATACGCGTTTAGTGGTCTTAAAGAGATGATGAAAGGAAATATAAGACAAGGCTTAAAACAATACGGTAATTCTTATATTTATAAACTCCATGCTGGATTAGTAGAAGGGGGAACTGAAGGTTTACAAACTGGGATAGAGCAGTTTACTAAAGGAAAGTTCAACGCTATGGAATATGTTAATGCTATGGGTGAAGGATTTGTAGGTGGTTGGAGTATGACTGGTCTTGGTGGAGCTGTATCTGGTACAATTACTTCTATAAAAGATTTAGTAATTAGCACTAGAATGAATATTAAAGATCCTAAGTTATATAAAAAAATCCAAACTAGTTTTAAAGAAAAAGAAAAACAAATTGAAGATGATTTTAATAAAGGATTAATAGACAACGATCAACGTCAATTAAAACTTCAGAACCTATCTAATGAAAGAAATACTTTACTTAAACTTCCATTTCATTTTAGCGCTGAAGCCAAAAACAAAGCCTTTGATTTACTTAATAAAAAAGCAGAACTAGAAAATGAAATTGAAAACGAAGGCCCTGAGTTAGCCGCAGATGCTGTAGAAGAACTAAAAAAAGTTATTGATCAAATTAATGATTTAGCAATACAAGAAGCAATCAATAAAAAAGTTGCTAGAGTAAAGTTATTAGTAGATGATAGTAATGGACTAGTAAAAATGCGTAGTTTCAAAACTAATAAAGGAGCTGAAAATTTTATTAAAAAACAGAATGAATCTGGAAAATGGAATAAGGTATCAGAAAGTACAGATACAGGAACTATTTTTCAAAATGAGGAGACAGGAGAACAACTAATAGTAGTAAATGAGGCGAAATCTAGAAACCTAAGAGATATCGCGGTCGCTGATCACGAGTTTTTACATGCTGTTTTATTCCAAACTGTAAAAAACAATCCGCAAGCAGCCACAGCTATGGGTAAAGCTTTGTTAAATTATTTAGAACAAATAGATACCGATGGTCTTATGAGTGAATCTCTTAAAGAAAGATATGAGTTATATAAAAACAAACCTGTTGAAGATCAATATGAAGAAGCTTTAACTTTCTTAGCTGATGCTCTTATTAATGGAGAGATTACTTTAAATGAGAGTTGGGGAGATAAAATTGGTAATATAGTTAGAAATATCTTAGGAAGACTAGGAATTAATAGAAGATTTAGAACTGGTAAAGATGTATTTAATTTTGTTAAAGATTATGCTAAAGCTAGTAGAGAAGGTAAAGCTCTTAATAAAACATTTAGAAACCTTGCTAGTGGAAAATCTACTATTGGTATAGGAAAGAATTTAGGTAAAGGAAAACAAAGTCAAAGTACTATAAGTAGTATTATTGAAAAGCAAGCAGGAGATCAAATATCTGGAAAAAGCTCTATAAAAAGTGATGGGAAGCTTTTAGATAAATTAACTAAGCAATATCAACAAGATAAAAACACATTAGGAGAAGATTTAGGTACATTATATGAACAATATGTTGCAACTAGTTTAGCTGCATTAGAAGAATCTGCTAGAAAAAATAAAGTTCCATGGAATCAGATTGATAAAAAAGAAGCTGTCTCTTTAATAGGAGGAGAATTTGAAAGTATAATGCAAAATTATAAAGAAATTAATCCTACAACGGGACAAAAACAAAGTGTCTCTAATTATCTTTATAATATAATGGGAGATAGAGTTGGTAGTAAATTAACCGCAGAATGGAAAAGAAAACAACAACAAGTTAGTCAAGATGTTTTAACTGAAAAAGGTATTTCTCCTGAAGTTTCAACTCAAAAAGATTTTGATGCTCCGAGTCAACAAGACAAAAGTAGACCAAAGAAAACTCCAAGTACTTTACCTTCAGTAAGAAATATTATAACTGGAGAAATATTAACTGATATTTTAGGAGGTAAAAATACTCAAGGACGATGGACAGGTGTTTCGAAAGATATTTTAAATGCTATGGTAGGAAGTGTAAATCCTATTAAAGTAGCTAAATCCCTTATAGCTGCCAGCAAGAATAAAACGTATAGAGCTTTATTAAAAGGCGAGCAAAAAATAAAAGATGAAACCGGTAAGGTTGTAAAAATTACTCCTAAAGGTATTGGAAAATTTGGTAGTGAATCCTATAATAAATTTGTAGATAAAATAGTAGATGAAGGATTGAATACTATTATTCCTATTTCTACTATTAAAAGAAGATTTAAAGATTTATTTAAAGTTGAGAAAGTTAGAAGAATTGCAGAAACTAAAGTAGACGAAAAAGGAAAGAAAACTTCTCCTGGTTCTTATCAATATAAAATGAAAAAACCTTCGAAACAAGCAATGAAGGATTATTTTAAATCTGATGAGAAAAAATCACAATCTCTTTTTAGTTTACTTACAGAGGGTTTAATGGTAGAAAATATTAGCAAATTGAAAGACAATAAAGAATACATGTCTAAAATTGCTGATACTCTGTCTTTAAAAGACCCTAGTTTTGATGAAAAAGTCAAAGCTTTAGAAGCTAAACAAAAAATTGAATTAGATAAATTAAAAAAAGTTCCTAATCAAAGGATAGATAAGGTTGAAAATCTTAAAGATTTACAGGAACAACAAGTAGAAGATTTAAGAATAGAATTAGCAGAAAATTATTTAGATGATATTGCACAGCAATTAAATCAACGAAATAAAGAAGATGCTTCTTTAGATATAACCGGTAAAGCTAGTTCTCGTAGTAAACCAGTAACTTCTAATCAAAATAATAATTTAATAAAACTTGGTCAAGCACGAGATTTCCATGCTGCAGCTCTTATATTAGATGATAAATACGTTAAAATTTCGGTTAAAGAAAAAGATTTAGAGGATCTTTATCAAAGAGATATTGAGTTAGTAAATAGAGGACAATTAGGAACTGGTATTTTAATAGCCTCTGGCCTAGGGAATTTTGGAAGAGCGCGAGAATATGGTAAGTTTAAAAATGGTAAATTAGAAACCCATAATCCAAAAACTGGTAAGAAATATAGCAAAAATGATCCAGGCGTAAGTAAGTTTTATAAATTAAAAAATGGTGGTTGGGCCAAAGCTGGTACACAAGCAGCTGGTCTTAAAGGAATAAATAAAGGAAAGTTTTTACCTAACACTGGAGTTTACTATGGTAAATCAGATCCTGCTTATGAAAATTTAATTAAAGAATCGGAAAAATATAATAATCTACCTCTTAATAAAAAATTAAATAAATTTAGAATCCGTAATAAAATTGGTGCAAGAATAGAGATACCAAATAAAAGAATTAGTAAAAAGTTTTTAAAAGATAATAAACCTCAATTAGATGCTAATAAAGAAGCATTAAGACTTTATGTAAAGATTTTAGATAAAGCCCACAATGAATTAAAGGTTCCTTTAGAAAACTTAATCCCTTTAGTTGCAGCTTCCTATCAAGCTACTGGAGGTTTAATAAAAATAGCCGCAGGTTTTAAAGGAGTTTCTAAAAGGTTTGATTATGGTAAAGGTAAGAAATATAGTGATGGGAGAAAATTCCGTGAAGAACACAATCCTCCAGCTTCATATATTGGAGCTAGTATATTATGGGGTATTAAATATGATCATACAGATAAAGTTTTAAAAGGTATTGATAAAAATTATTACCAAACTCAAATTTCTAAACTTGATGATTGGAGATTAGATAATGAAGGGTATGGAGCCACTATATTAGATGGCACTACGATTTTAGATGACCACATAGGTTTAGCTAGATTCGCAGCTGCAGGAATAAATTTAAACACTCTTATAGATCCGATTACAGGAAAAATTTTAGTAGAAACCGAAATGGGTTTAGGTTTAAATTCTATTCAGGCTCAAAATTCATCTTTAAGACATTATCAAAATGAATTAGTAATGGCTGTTGTTAAAGGCGAAATTAGTTTAAAGAAAGCTCAAGAACACTTAAAAGTTTCTATTCCAGTTAATATAGCTAAAAATGCTAGGGTTAAATTTACTTCTCTTAAATTAGCTCCAACCATCATGGACACGAATATGACTGGTCAAGAAGTTATGGATACTATGAAGAATTCTTTAACTACTAAAGCTTTAGCGTTAGGTAAATCTTCTAAACGAAAAGGTATAAGTGTTTTTGATTTTGATGATACAATAGCTAAGACAAAAGAAAAAGTTATCGTTAACATGCCTTATTATGCTCCAGGGAGCATGGATGAGGCTACTATGGAATTAACTCCAGCAGAATTTGCAGAGAGAGCTGTAGATTTAGAAGAAATGGGAGCTTCATTTGATTTTTCACAATTTGAAGACGTTAAAAACGCTCAAAAAGGACCATTAGCAGATCTTGCTTTAAAAAGACAAGAGAAATTTGGAGGTAAAGATATCTTTATATTAACAGCAAGACCACAAGCTTCAGCACCAGGAATTAAAATGTTTTTAGACGGTATAGGTTTAAATATACCTATGGAAAATATAACTGGATTAGAAGACGGAAGTCCTCAAGCTAAAGCTAGATGGGTATTAGATAAAACTAAAGAAGGATATAATGATTTTTATTTTGCGGATGATGCTATACAAAACGTAAAAGCAGTTAAACAAATATTAGATCAAGTAGATGTTAAATCTAAAGTTCAACAAGCTAAGTCTAGTAAACGTAAAAAATTAAGTGTTGAATTTAATAGAATGCTGGAAGAGACTACTGGTAAAGAAGAATTTAAATCTTATTCAAAAGCTAGAGCTCAATTAGAAGGTCAACAAAAAGATAAAGGATTATGGAAAGGAATAAAAAGAACCCTTACTATTACTCCTTCAGCTGATGATTTTTTAGGTTTAATGTATAGTTTTGCAGGAAAAGGCGATAAAGGAACACAACATTTAGAGTGGATACATGAAAATTTAATTGATCCTTATAATAAAGCAGAGCAAGAATTAATATCAGCTAAGGTTAGTGCGGCTAATGATTTTAATGCTTTAGTTAGTAAATTTCCTTCTTTACGTAGTGGTAAGATAAGCTTTTCTAATCCTTTACAAGCTGAGATAGGTGTAGGACCTTTTACTAAATCTCACGCAGTGAGAGTTTATATATGGAACAAACAAGGAATGGAAATTCCAGGCTTATCTAAGGTTGATCAAGCTAGATTAATTAAAGCTGTGGAAGCAGATAGTGAATTAAATGTTTTTGCTGATGAAATTTTATTAATTCAAAGAACAGAGAAATATCCTAAACCAAGAGATAATTGGCAGGGTGGGACGATAGCAACAGATATAGAAAGATCTATTGATACAGGCCTAAGAAGTAAAATGTTGGCTGAATGGGAAGCTAATATGGATGCTATATTTACTGATGAAAACATGTATAAAATCGAGGCTTTATATGGTAGTAGATTTAGAGAAGCATTAGAAGATTCTATGCGAAGAATGAAATCTGGTAGTAATAGACCTGTTGGAAGTAGTAGACCAGTAGATTTAATGTTGAACTGGTTAAATGGATCTGTTGGTGCAGTAATGTTTTTAAATACTAGATCAGGATTATTACAGTTAACTTCTGCTCTTAACTTTATAAATTGGGGTGATAATAACTTGATTGCGGCTGGTAAAGCTTTTGCAAGCGCGGATTGGATACCTACAGTAATTAAATTAATGAACTCTGATTACTTGGTTAATAGACGAGATGGATTAAAGATAAATGTTAACGAAGCTGAATTAGCTGCCGCAGCTAAGAGAGGAGGAATGCAAGGTATGATTTCCTATTTATTAGATAAAGGTTTTGTTATTACTAGAATAATGGATACTTTAGCTATAGCAACAGGTGGAGCTTCTTTCTTTATTAATAGAGTAAAAACATATGAGAAACAAGGTCTAACTAAAGCAGAAGCTGAAACAAAAGCGTTTGCTGATTTTTATAAAATAGCAGAAGAAACTCAGCAATCTAGTAATCCTAGTAAAATATCTCAACAACAAGCTGGTGGTGGTGGACGTGTTATATTATCGTTTCAAAATGTTACCATGCAGTATAATAGAAAAACTAAAAAAGCGGTTCAGAATTTATACAATAGAAGAAAAATTCCTGGTATGACTCAAAGAGAAAGTGATTTAAGTCATTTATCTCAAATTATATATTATACTACAATGCAGAATTTGATTTTCCACGCTCTTCAGAAAACTTTATTCGCGATGTTATTTAACGATGATGAAGAAGAAGAGGAGAAAAATAGA